AATCAGGAGCACCAGGGCGAACATAAATAACACCGTCCGCATCCTTAACACCTTCTGATCCATACACAACATCGACACGCTTGGGATTGATAGCAATAGGATCATGGAGCCCATAGAATGAACGACCATTATCATCCGAGAACTGCTTGATCTGCTGAATACTATCCCGGTTAAGAAACACTTCCTTCTGTGTGGTACCAGGAGGGCAGAGAATCTTCAACTCGGTCTCTTTGCCAGTACCCAACTGAACAACCTTGACTGGGTGAAGTTCGTAACCTTCTTCTCTACACATGGCGATAGCAATATCGAGTTTGTTACGACTCACGTTGATTTGAGATTCGACACCCTTACCAACATCGACATACGTCTTGGCAGCAACCTGTTCCTTCAGCATGTTCGCTGTAGAAGCAAGAAGATCCGACTTGTCACGAGCTCCAGGCTCGAGAAGCGTACGATATGTCGACTCTGGGATACCCATGCGCTCTGCACCAGCGACATTGGAATATCCCTTTTCCTTAAGCCTCCACGCTTCAGAAATCTGAGCCTGCTTTTGCTCAGCCTTAGCGATGCTCTTTGCTGCACGAAGTGCTGTCGTGGAAACACCCATGCCTTCAGCAATCTGGACTTCAGTCATCCCTTGCTTCTTGCAGTCTTCCACGTAATCCAGGAAACCCTTATTGCGTTGCGATTCATTTTCGCCAGAGCCCCATGGATATCTACCAGACCTACGAAGGATGCCGTAGTGTGCCAGATAGTTGTCCTCGTTGATAATCACCACTCACCCCTTTCCCGCAACATTTGAATCTGCCGATCGAAATCAATGATGGTTTCCATGATCTCAAAGATCACTTGTGGATTTGTGTCGAACTCACGAATATCTTCTCGTTGATAGATACGAAGATCAAAATTAATATCATACGGAGAATATCCATATTCAAGACAGAAGAGAGCCGCATAGACTTCCAACTGTTTCACTGACGTAGCGACAATCCCAGTCTTGAGATCGAAGATGCGAAGGACGCCTCGACGAAAACAAATGGTGTCAGCTGTGCCAAAACAATTGTCAGAATAATACAGAGTGACTTCTGCATCCATCTTGTAGCCGATGGCATCGTTTACGTAGGATGACATTGCCTTGTTCGACTTTGATAGCTTCACCCCCAATCTGATGGCCTCATGGGCCAACGCATGAAGATCCGATCCTCTACGTGCAGCCATAGAGGAAGCGAATCGAGCGGCAAGCTTCTGATCATTGTAATTAAGCCAATGATAATTACTTGGGCTTAGAAAAGCATGTTTGTCTCTGAGATTCGAATGAGCGTTGAAGATCATATAGGACCTCGTCTTCAATTTCTGGATAGATGAACATGGCAAACGACATCTTATCCATTTCCTCGAGATAGAACTGTTGGTTCGGTTGCACTGGAGCATCCGCATCGATCTTGACCTCAAGGGCTGCCCAACAATTATGCCACAGCACAATCAAATCAGGAATACCTTGAATGAACCTAGGGTCGTTGCGTAGGATGATGCAACCCGGAAACATAGCACGAAGTCGACGGACGACTTTTGCTTGATATTGGCTTTCTCGCATGTTCACCTCGCAAAAAAGAGACGAAATGATCTTCCCTCCTATTACATGCCTTGTTTTTCTTGTTGGATAATACGCACTTAGTGAATAACTTCGAAACTCATCTTTCCGGGAAAGACTTCGATTCGAGGATTGAGAAACGTGGAGGCCCACACTCGTCTCATCAACAACCCATACTTGACGGCAGCTTCTGCAACGGTCATGAAGATTTCCCCAGATATGATCTCACGAATAGGACCGGCATCTTTGTAAGCCGGGGGGTCAACAAATTGATGCGCATACTGGAGAGCAAACCAACGTGGACGCCACACGATGTTGTCTGCTCTGAGGTTGTTCCTATCTCCGTCAAGTAAGATGGCTGTATTGAACAAATGTGACCAACCGTCTACGAACGTCATCGCTACGATGTTCTTGACCAATTTCGTGTCTCTACCGCCATCTCGCATGAGCGAGACATGTCTGTTCCCCTCTCTTGTTGTGCCGTACCGCAACGGCCTAAATGTAGTTCGATTGACGATTTCCCCTTCAGAACTCACCAAGTAGCTTGGGTAGTCCGCAATAGGTCGCCATTCCTTCTGCACCAATCCTCCAAACGAAAAGTGTGTATTATCTCTTTCCTCTACTCCAAAAGTGCGTATTATTAACTTGGATTTTTTCCAAAAAGTCCTTAAGTAAAAACGTTATTCCTACACACTCTACTTTTACCCCTTCCTTGAGGTAACAAAATATACCCCTCTAGCAGGTATTATTCTTTAAAAAGTCGCGCGATAATAAAAGTGTGTATTATCTGAACAATATTACACACTCTATAGGGTCTGAAAACAAGTTAATAATACGCACTTTCGACCCTCAAGAATGAGATAATACGCACTCTACAAATTGTGCTCTTTTGCGAACGCAGATTCGTTGAACATCCTCTTCTCTGCTAAAGCCCTGGTCACAGCGTTATCAACCATCGAATTGCTCTTGAGGATGTAGTAGTACAACTCTGTGTACGGAGTATCGAGACGATCGATCCTTCCTTGAGCCTGCATGAAATTCTTGTAAGAATAGGTCAAAGAGTAGAAAATAACCGTGTCCGTTTCGATGCAATTCCACGCTTCAGCGCCCGCTGCGTACTGAACAAGGTACGCCCAAGAGTCAGATTTCGGGATTTCGTCCTTGCGAAAACCGTTCATTTCGGCCACTTCAAACTCGTCTGAAAGCCCTCTCAAGAGCTCTAATTCGTAGTTAAAATTATAGAAAATGATCGCCTTTTTTCGCTCCCGTAAAATTTCTCTCGTAGATAATACGCACTTTTGACCCCCACCAACGATTCTGCGGAGTACTCGGAAGAGCTCAGAAACGTCCACAATGGGCCGATTTTCGAACGGATTCCACCGCTCTTTCAAGGCTCTTTGGTACGCTTTTTGGTCGTATTCGACCTCAATCCAGACGTAATTTCGGTGCGTATGACGGATGAATGGCATCTCCACAAGGAGCATGTTTCGGTACTTCTCGAGCACTGCTGTGGACGTGTATCGCAAGACTTTAGGGAATCTTACGTACGGCGCATACACCACATGTTCACGCTTGAACTCGGTCATGTTCTTGTACAGACCGTTCGCAATGAACACGGGGGCATAATCCAACCAAGTATCCCCAGGGGTAGCAGTCAACAAGATCCACCGATTGTTCTTGGCGATCTTGAGGAAGCTCTTCACCCAAGCTCCTGTGCCAACGAGACGCTGTTCGTCAAATATGAAGAACGCATCCTCTACATCCGTATACTTATGGATGTTGTTCCAGCTGTCGATGGTCAGAACCCCGGCTACTGACGACTCTTCGGATTCCCCCAGGCCAAGCTGAGCTGCTTCCCCCAGCCAATCCAAACTGTCCCTCTTCTTCGCCGTCGTTATCACGAATATAGGAGCCGAAGATTCCTTCTCCAGGTAGTAAGCCAGGGACGTTAATGTCTTGCCCGACCCCACGCCCCCGTACAGGATCTTCCCGTGGTTCAGGTTCTCTATCGCTTCCTTCTGATGGTCCATCAATATGACCATTACTGATCCTCTCGATCTCTCTATTAAGGTACCATGCTGCCTTCTGCAAGTCCTCAAGCTCGTTTAGAGGACCGCCCTTGAAGCCGGCTCGAGCAATATACTTCACAGCGTTACCACGATTGAAATTCATCTGTTCCGTCAGATCAATCACCTCAAGTCCCTTGTACTGGGTGTAGTGTGACGGATGGTTTACTGGATCGTGCATCGTCGTTTCAATGTCGTCGTCTGTCATCCCCACGGTGCGTATCCTTCCTGATCGTACAGTGCCTTTGCAGCACAGGCCTGACGTTTCTTGTCTCCTGGGGTATCACTGTCAAGATCGAATCTCGAGTTGACACCGCATGCTCGCATCTTGGGAGCGAGCCGAGAATCCTTCATGTGTAGCGCAGTCCACATCTGCCAATATCCCCAACAGCATGAGGTGTGCACACCTTCTTCGTTCCTACAATTACTCTCACGCCACCCAAGACTGTCGAATCTTGCAGGGAGTCCGGCATTTACCCGGTACCAGTGCATCTCATCGCAATTAGAGAGCCCTGGAGGGGCATACAGAGGCGTCTCAGGGGCTTCAACAACGGTGGTAGTTGTTGGTGGATCCAATCGCACGGCCACTTCATATGGTCCTTCTGCGGGAGTACACACCCCGAAGTCACACAGGACGATCATTAGCAACTTGACAAACAACATACTTCCTCCTAAATGGAAAAAAGAGATTGCTTGTTAGCAACCTCTCTTCAAGCTCAACCGTGATTGATCTTGTAGTCGATCTGACGAGCATAGGCACGACGGCCCTGTGCGGCGCTCAGTGAATCGACCAGCTTGGCTGCAGCAGTTGCAGCAAGCGAGGCGACCACGATGCACCCAACCGGGTTCTCGTTCCAATACTTCTTCAGCTTATCCTTCCACATGATTTACTCCTTTGGTTTGTCTCTCATTATATGCCTTGTTATTCTTGCGAAAAAAGAGAATCCTTGTTAGAATCCTCCTTTTTAGATTAATGCAGCTTTCATGCAAAAACCTTCTTGATCATCTTCCACATCAACCGACCAAGGCCAACGCCAACCTTCACAATGAGGTAGACGATAGCGATATCGATGATGAGGGCAATGATGTTGATGATGGTCTTCATTATTACTCCTTTATTAGTCTCATTATAGGCCTTGTAATTCCTGCGAGGCGGGGGCAGTTTTTAGTCGTGCCCAGGACCTGGAATTCCCCCAGGGTGGTGGCTAGCTCACCGAAACCAGGGTTCCGCTCGTCTAGACATCGTTCTCCTTTGTTCGCAGCACTTCCTCCACCGGTACCAAGTGGTCTAGGAAGTATTCGATTGCTTTTGAGACGAAGAGGTTCGTGGAAAGGACCCGTTCGTACGCAGCCCGCTCAAGCCTATCGTTCAGTTAGATTGGAATTCGAAGATGAAGATTGACTTTTCCGTCGTTCCTGTTGCTCGGCATGTCGATTGATTTCTTTCATTAGTTGATTATGATTCGCTCGATCGTGCTCGTTTTCTGGAAAGAGCCTGTGCAAGACTTTAAGCAGAACTACCATCATTAGGCCGCCAACGGACAGCCACAAAATAATTGCACCAAGCCCGCTATGCACTAGAAGATCTT